ATATGAGAGATAAAGATGCCTTTAAGGACCTGTTTAAGACGTTAGGGAAGACATTAAACCCAGCCGATTGGCCTCAGTTAGTAGCTCCTTATGTTGAAGTCCTTCAGAACAAGACAGCGTTTGGGAATCCTATAGAGTTTGGCGCGATGAAGTACAAGAAAAACCAAACCTTAAAAGTTCACCCATGGACTCAGAAATGGGCCGTTACCTCCTCTAAATTTCTTACCGATAATTTTGGTTGGGAATTATCTCCCGTCCAAATTGAATATATGGTTAAACAATATTCTGGCGGTATGATTCATTCAGCTATTGGCGGGTTTGATTGGGTGAGAGATTGGAGCGACGATCCAACAGAATCAATTGGCAGCAGAGTTAAAGATAAGCTTGTATTGAGATTTCCACATAAACCAAGAAGACAGGTACAACGTATCTATAATGACTACTTCAGATTTCAAAGAGAGTTAGAAATTATTAAGGATACTAAATCTAACTTTCGGAGCGATCCAAAATATATTAGAATAAATCGTGAGGCTAAGCGTTATAAAGCTTTTATAGATGCTCATATTAAGCCTGTAACGTCCTCTGTCAGAGAAATTCAATTCAATGATAAGTTTAAAGGGTCTTCAATTAAGAAGCTTGATGGCACCAAGAAGAAAGAATTAATTGAAAAGCAGCATAGATTGTTATCTAAGAAGATAAATCGTTTCTTAGACCCTAAGCATGGTGGTAAATTCCCTTTTATAGAAGGTAAGGATGAACATTTAAAATAATTAGTTCTTAAAATTAAAAAGTAACTGTAAGACTATCCATTAAAACGGACGTCAGATTTCTTGAGAGAATTCCTGACGTCCGTTTTTTTTTGACCAAAAGAGATAACAATGAGCAATCCGCAAAATAACTTTATTAATACTATCCGAGATCCAAACCAAATAGCAAAGATGTATAAGCATGTTCTTTTCAGTGTCGCTAAGGGTGAAGAGTTTACCTTCATGATGCCTAATGGCCCTGAATTTAAAGCAAAGGTTATAGACGCTATACACGCTGAATTAAAACCGGAGTGGAACTAATCTATGCGCGGTATCACCGACATGGTAACTCCAGACGGTATCCGAGTTTGGCAAATCCATTACACGGCAGATCCCGATAAGAACCCAAGAACACCGGCAGGTAAGGAATGGCTCAAGAAGGAATTAAGAGGATACCCCGGCGGTAAGAACTCAGCTAAATGGCGTAAGGAAATGGAGATTGAGTTTGACGCTGTTGGAGGTCGACTTGTTTATCCAGACTTAGGTCTCCATCAAGATCGTATCTTCATTAAACCATTTGAGATACCCGATACATGGAAACTGTATGGGGGGTTTGACTACGCAACAAGAGGGGTTAGCACCTTTCAGATATTAGCAAAAGGTAAGGGAGACGACTTCTATTCGATATGGGAATATTATAAATCAGGTTCAGGGCATATCCAGACAGCTTTAGCTATTAAGGAATGTCCATATTTTAACCGTCTAGAGTTTATGGTTGCCGACCCATCTATATGGGCGGCAACCCAACAGAAAAGGAACACAAATGAAATGGTGTCGGTGGCTCAACTCTTTGCTGATCAGGGTGTCAATTTCCATAAAGGTCAAAGAGGTGGAGATGTTGCTGTTGCAGAAAAGATTAATGAGATCTATTGGTCTCATTTGGATAATCCTGAAACACAGCCTCAATACAGAATATTCCAGACTTGTCCTAAATTGTATTGGGAAATGGGCCGTCTACGGTACAACGACTGGACCACGGGGACAGCAGAAAACCGTAACGTTAAAGAAACTATCGTAGATAAGGATAACCATGCTTGTGATGCGGTCAAATATATCTTCAACCTTCTAAACGCTAACTGGATGGCCGAGAAGAATACCGGCTTTGATAAAGAGGAACATGTAATTTGAGGTTAATCAAACAATCAGACGAAGGTGAGTTTAAAGTTCTTGTCAGTAAAGAAGACGCTCCAGAAGAATGGAAGAACTGTAGCCGTGTTATTGCCGCATTGTTTCTCGGTAACGATGAGTGTGATCGATCTTACTGTTTAGTCGGAGCCGAATCGCCCAGATACTACAGACAAATTAGAGAAGGTAGTCAGGTAGAAAATTGCGATACCCAAATCTACTTTATAGAAGAACTGATAGGTCGTTACTCTAACAAATTTAAAGGTGATTTAAGGACTCTTCTCTCCAAGAATATGGTTGGCAAAGTAATTACGCTACACAGCAACGAACAGGCCTATAAGCGCATCAGAAGAGACGTTGGCTTCAAGTCTATGAACCTTAAATATATTCCTAGAGACGACTGTTCTGTAGTTCTCCATGAATGGTTAAATAGAAAAATATCAGACGGAGCCCCTGCCTTTAAAGTGCGGGGCTCCTGTGAACATTTCTTAACAGCAAACTACTTACCGGCCAGAGTATGCGCCGTAAGTTTATTAGAGTTCTTTGATCGAAAAAATAAAATAACAAAGGCCGTTAAAAAGCCTAAATTAACATTCGGATATTAGAGGTAAAATGAAAAAAAGAGGACCCATAAACAATTTAGCCGCTGGTTTAAAAACAGGTGTTGGAACCACTGAGCCAGCAGATGAGAAACCAATTCAGGAAACAAATGATACACCACCTGAAAAGATACCAGAACCTCCTAAGGAAGCTGAGGCTGTTGGAGTGCCTGTGGCTGAAGCATCTACAAGTCATTATAATCCCTTAGGCATCGACCTTAATCCTCCTAGAATGGGAGGGGGAAATTCGACTGTTGATCTTTCCGTTAATGAAGAGCCTGAACCAAAGATAATGGTCGGGCTAAGGGTGTCTTCAACCACAATGGACCGCCTCTACAAGCTCAATAAGAGACTACCTTCTCTGAAAATGGATTCGCCAAATAACTATCTAGATCCTCCAAGTCAATTTCATAAGTATTACGAGATAGTAGGATTAATGTACGAAATCTTGAAGGACTTAACCGCCGAGAAAGCTTTCCAATGCGATCTGTGCGAAAAAAGATTAGTCAATTATTCTGGTTACTTGATCCATCGTAAAAGTAAACATCCTCATGCTAAGCCCGTTACAAATCATCCTTATATTTACGAAGGCGCAGAGGAAACCTACTAGTGGCAAAGCTACTTAAAAAAGAAATACAGTTCGCCAGACATTACGTCGAAGACGCGATGGAGGAAGACGAACCCACTAGAATCAGGAATTCTCTGATGAAAGCTGGTTACGATGAGAAGTTTGCCTATAAACATTGTGGCACCTTCTTGTCGGATCCAGATATCTTTGCTGAAGTAACACGTCTTGAAAGGGGAGGAGAGGCCCTAGAAGACATCCGAAAGAGCGATGTATTAACTAAGTATTGGATGATTGCTAAAGCCAATATAACGGATTACTACGAGCAACTAGAAGGTGAAGACGATCATGGTTTAGTAGACGATGTTATTTCAAAGCATTTAAATAAATTAACGCCAGACCAGAAGTATGCAATCAGGGCTTTAACTATTTCTAGATCCGGTAAAGGGTCTAAAGGTAGAACACAAGTCACTTTTCAATTAGAAAGTAAATTAGAAGCTTTAAAGGCGATACGGGAGATTGAGGGGATGGATAAGCCTAAGAAGATAGAGGCTAAGACCCAGAATGAAACCTATAATCTCAACGCTCACGGGACATCCGGAGATCTCGCCAACACCATCATGGAATTTATCGGACGTGCTGAAGGATCCAAACGTCCAAAGAAAACTAAAAAAGCTACACCCCCAAGACTTGCTGCTGATACAGAGGAAGGCCCAGCTCCTGTATTTCGCGAGCCACCCAGCTAACTTTATATTTAGCGGTATCCTTAAGACTAAGGATGAACGCGATAAAGATAATCCGGTAAAACCATTTCCAGATAAACAATATATTAGAGAGACAGTGGACGCTATTCACGAGTCTCCTATTATATTTATACCTAAGTCACGACAGATCATTATCTCATGGACAGTGTGCGCTATTTGTTTATGGTGGGCAATGTTCAAACAACATCAATCTATCTTCATCCAATCGAAGAAGGAACAGGATGCAGCTATGTTTGTCTTCGACCAAAAGTGGGAGAAGGCAAGAATATCATTTATGTATTACCATCTACCACAATGGATAAAGGATGTAGTTGGAGCCGATGGTAGTTATTCTAAATTAAATTTCAGCACAGGAAGTATGATATGGGGGATTCCAGAAGGGGCAGATATTATTCGCGGTCATACCGCTTCGCTGCTCTTTGGCGACGAAGCGGCATTCCAACCGGAGTTTGAGGGATCTTATACAGCATGTTTACCAATGGCAAGTAAGATTATTGTAGCCTCATCAGCTAACCCGTCTTACTTTGGAGATGTAGTGAAGACCGGTAGACCGGTTTAAAGTACCTTTGGAACCGTTTTCCCATTTCTTGATTACATTTATAGCAAGCTATAGTTACATTTTCCTTATTATTTCCTCCCCCGCGAGATAATGGCTTTAGATGTTCAAATGTCATTTCCTCTTTAGTTAAAAGAGCTTTCTCGCAATAGACACATATTCTCGGAGATTCTTTTAGTTGCTTTGCCCAAACTCTTTTCTTCCATGCGGTATTTTTACTTTTTACAAAACCCATAGGCGGTTACTCCTGAATATTATTAATCATGATCGTAGCACTCATTCGTTAGCTTGCCGTCTCTTGTAATAATAATTTGAGAATAATCTCCAAAGGCCACTTCAAATAGTTCGTTGTCAATCTTATTAAAGGCCTTATTAAAACTTTCAGCTAAACTATCTTTTTCAAAATGAGCCGAGTAATCCCATTCTAAAATATTATTCAGTGTTTCTTCAGGAAACTCATCATCAGGATTGGGGATATAAAAAAATGGTCCATCAGTCATAAAAACACATGGATCCCCATCGTTAAAATAAGGGGTGTATTGGACCCACCCAATTTTCTCCATCTTCGGATATTTCTCAAACACTAGCTTAGTTGCTTCATTTAAAGCCGGTATTAATTCCTTCTGAGCCGCTTCACGCATTCTCTC